CCATAGATGAAAGCGTTGATTTGTCTAAAGAAGAAGTACTCGGCCTTGAACTTCAAGACCTGTTCCCTCAAGTTTGGAACAGCACTGCCGTAATGAACGCTTTTATCGGGTATGGCCACAACCAAATGAAGAAATTTCTTGATGATAAAGATGTTAGACCTGCCAAATACGCCGCAGCATACGCTAGGACGCTCTACAACGCATGGGAATTGCTCACAACAGGTACTTTCACTATCCGAGTAGTAGATACGCCTGTAGGAGGAACTATACGTCGTTTTAAGGAAGGCAATTATAGTGGTTATGGCGAAGTAATCGACCATTGCCGAAAATGGGAAAAAAACGTGCGTGAGGCATACAAACAAAATCCAAATAAACAAACGAACATGGAAGCGGTCAATGAGTTTTTGCTTAAAGTTAGAAAATTGTATTGGTAATAAACTGAAAATAATTTCTAGTTTGACAAATAAATTTTTTGTGGCTACTATTGGCTAGCCGCTCAACCAACGAAGCACTGTTGCATGTTATAAGCGCGTGCAACACAAAAACCAAGCCTTACACCGGGCTTGGTTTTTTGATATACTCAGCAATTAACTGAGCCTCTCTATAAGCTTTTTCTTCCTGTTTTTTACGCTTAGCGGCAACACCGCGTTTTCCCCATTCAGCGCAGAGCTTGGGATCGCGCGGTGAGTTTTTATGGCTTAGCTTAGCGAGTTCTGACGCATAGTTTTTGGGTTCTATTACATGGCTTGAAAGATGGAATTTGATGCAAGTTCGGCAAGGCATATTTATGTTATTTGTGATTTTGACCACTTTGTTATGTTTCGGGTGCTAATCGCTCCCTATTCTCCCCGCCCAGCTTTCGCTGAGTGGGGAAGTAGGTGGCTATTCGTCTTTGTCTTCGATCGATTTGTTGTACAATTCGATACAATTACATTCGTCATCACAAGCTGTACAGGCATTGTCTATATTGCCATGACAGTAAGAACAGTTATAGGCTCCTTTGATTTTCATATTTTTAAACATTTTCAGAAATTAGTTTTTTAGCAGCGCGTTCGCGCGCTTCGCTCAGTGTGGCGGTTATAACCTCACCAGTACACTCTGGATCATTAGCGTCATCGTGCCAATACAGATAAACCGGGAAGAATGTCAAGTATTCATCTTCGACGAACAACTCGGCCAGTTCAGGGATATAGTCACGCTTGTCTTCCTTCGGATTCGGTCGGAAGTGCACGTGGCACTCCCGACCGTTGATCGTCATGATGGGCATACTAGAGAGGGAATCCGATCGAACCTGGTTCAACCTCACCGGCTTCGATAGCTTCGCGCGTGATCGACGACATGTCTCCATACTCGTTAATGATCGCGACGAGCTTATTGTATTCTTCGATCAGATCGTCCTTGATCTCAGCATAGTAAGGCAGTTCGTCACCATCTTCGAGCTTCTCCTTCTCCTCCTGGTATGTCTGGATGTTCTCGGCGAGCTTGTCGGCGACGGTGTTGTGCCAGTCATGGTAGCGGCTTGTGAGTGTGAGCTGTATTTTGGCATCTTCGTACGCTTCGTCTTCGGCGCGGATGATCGCGTAGGTGGTCTTTTGGTCGTTCTCGGGGTTGATGATCTCAGCTTCGACGAGCTCGCCTTCATCTTCGATGATAACGTTGTCCCAGTCGATATGCTTACCGTGCGCTTCGGCATATACCTCTACCTGTTCCTTCGTCATCTCTTGTCCGTTGAGTTTGTACATACTATTTTTTTTCGTCCCGGCAAGCGCCGGAATCGTGGTGGCCTGAGTGGTCAGGCCGGAGAGCTAGAGCTCCCTATTCCCGCCTCCCACAGAGTGAGGGGCGGAGTAGAGATGTTAGAGTGTGATCGTTAATCCTTGTTCATCAGCCTCGGCACAGAGGCGTTCTTGTTGTTCGACGAGTTCATCTTGTACCTGTTGGTTGGTAGTGCTGTTGATTTGGTGGGATAGTACGTCGTATTGAGCTTGTAAGTTGTTCATAGGGATGGAGTAGAGGAAGATTAACCACGAATTAAAGCCATAGCGTCTTCCAGATAACTAAGTTCTATTTTTAAACGCCAGTATTTTTTTGCGATAAGTGTACCAGTGATTAGATCGGTTTCGTTCATTACGCGTTCAATCTTTTCAATTTGGTTTTTGACTTTGATTTTTTGTAAAAGAAATTCTTCGTAGTAAGAAGAGAATGGTCTCATATTCGTTATGTTCTGAGAGCTAAGCTGCTCTCGATGTATATATAATATCAAGCTTGCGCAGGCTTGTCTAGTCAGATGTGGATAACTCGCCACATAACGTTAATTAACGTAAGATTAGCCAAGATTTAGCAGGGCATTAAAGCGCCCGAAAGATAAAATGAAATAAAGATAATACGTATTATGTACGTGTATACGTATATATACGTTATATAACGTATTATAACGTTATAACGTATATGCGTATCGCATCGTATGATACGTATCGCTATCGTCTATACGTATTAACGTTATATAACGTATATAACGTATATAACGTATATAACGTATCGGTATCGTACTAGAGCGTATAGCATCGTATCCTATCGTATTGCTCGTATGATACGTAATGTGAGTACGTAGAGTACTAGGACGTAGTCTAGTGATTCTCATGATTCTCACGATTTGGACGATTCTCACGATTCTCACGACTTGAACGCATTGAACGACCTTCGCGACTTAAGCGTATTAACGTACTAACTTAGTACGTTATTTTGTTTTTGTCTTTATTTCTGGGATGTAAAGGCGGCTTTACATTTTTAAAATCATCTATTGACGAAAAACGAAATTAGTGCTCTGTTATGCGTAATAAAGCGTATAGACGTTGTTGGGAAGTCCGAAAGGACTGAGCTTCAACGCTCACGGCTGTAAGGCTTGATAAGCTCAGCAGACTCGCGTAGCGGTGTGTTGCGCATGTGAATCGTCTCCTCACTTCATATGCACAACAACGTATTTACGTTTTAATATTATTTTATGAAGATGAAATCTAAAAAAATGGCTAAGCATAGCGATAAAAAAGAAGATATGAAGATGATTAAAAAAGTCATGAAAACCGTTAAGAAAGCAAAAAAGAAATAACCTTATATGGGCAAAGGTCTCTATTCTCAGCTCCGTGTGAAGAAGTCTAGCGCTCAGCCAGGAGATCTGATTGATGCTTATGAGGCTCGTCAAGAGCGCACTAAAAACACAAAAGCTGTCAAAAATTTTCCTGCAGCTCAAAAAAGAGTTGCTCGCGATGGCCTAATTTAAGAAATAAACGCTAATCTTAGCGTTTTTCTTTCATCGTAAGAACTGGGTATAATATACACTATACGCAGTTGATACTTGTTCATGCCTCTATTAGAGGCGCAAAGGCACGAGACGATGAATCTATCATCCTAACCCCTTATCTCGCGTCCTGTGCCTAGTTAGGGGCTAATAGCAGTACTTCTCACGCCTTATCACTCACACACTAAGAGTGCTAATCCGTAGGGTGGGGGTGGTGCACCCACCGGTACACCCGAAATTTATGGGGTGGGGGGTCTAAGAATTTCAGGGTCTAAATTTTTACCAAAACTTAATCATCGTCCTATGTCGATCAAACGCATCATCGTCGGCGATCTCGCCCAGTCCAAGACGCGCGGCAAAGCCGCCAGTCAAGAACAATGGGCAAAACTTTCGCCGGAAGGTCAGCTCCGTGTTAAGGGCAATGAGCCTCAGCGGAAACGCAAATAATATGTCTTCCGATAGTTTCTATTCGCGTGCTCGCATATTTGAAACTCCCGAAACGTTCGAGCAAGCAACGCTCAAGTACTTCGAAACCATCCCCGAAGAAAAATGGACAGTTAGCGGTTTAGCGCTCTTTCTCGGGATGACTCGTCAAGCGCTCTACCGGTATGGCGATCGAGATCGTCCTGAGTTCGATGGCTTTCATCCCATTGTCGAGTGGGCGCGCACGAAGATTGAAGACCGTGTCGAACGTCAGCTCCTTGCCGGTGAGGGCGGCGCAGCCGAGATATTCTGGCTCAAGAACGCTGGGTGGTCTGATCGCCAAGAGCTCGACGCTCGCGTTAGCGGGGATGTTCATATCAATGTCGTGTCTTATGCCCAACTTGCCAAACAAACGCAGCCAGAAGCCCTCACAGCTCCAAATACCGTACAATTACCAGCCTCGTCCGTATCAACTTCCCTTCTTGGCAGCGATGGAGAGTGGGAAGAAGCGAGCAGTCTGGATAGCGCATCGTCGTTCAGGCAAGGATAAGACGTGTCTTAACCTCACCGTCGCTCAGATGCTCCGTCGTGTCGGGACGTACTACTACCTCTTTCCCACCTACGCCCAGGGCAAGAAAATTCTCTGGGACGGTATGGATAAAGATGGTTTCAAGTTTTTGAATCACATCCCCGAAGAGCTACGCAAACGTACCGACAATCAGAACATGCTCATTGAATTAAAAAATGGTTCGATCTTTCAAATTATTGGGACAGATAACATTGATAGCTTAGTGGGTACTAACCCGGTAGGCTGTGTGTTTTCTGAGTACCCACTACAAGATCCTCGCGCCTGGGGCTTTCTCCGTCCTATCTTACGAGAAAATGGCGGTTGGGCAGTATTCAACTTCACTCCCCGTGGGCGCATGAATCACGGGTTTGACTTATACCAGACCGCCAAGAACGACCCAGAGAATTGGTACTGTGAGGTGCTTACGGTCGATGATACTCACGTTATCGATCCGGTAGGTCTTGCCCAAGAGAAGCGCGAAATGTTCCAGCAGTACGGTGATGACTCGCTTTTCTTGCAGGAATACTATTGCTCATTCGATGCTGCTGTACAAGGCGCTTACTACGCCAATGCGCTCCGACAAGCAGAGCAAGAGAAGCGTATCGGTGAGGTTCCTTACGAGCCCCGTTTGCCTGTAGATACCTGGTGGGACTTGGGAGTTGGGGATGCTACAGCTATTTGGTTCACTCAGACTCATGGTCAGAGTATCCGTGTTATCGATTACTACGAGGCGTCAGGTGAAGGGTTTCCTTTCTATGCCAAGGTCTTGCAAGAACGTGGGTACATTTACGGAACGCATAACGGCCCCCACGACCTAGCAGTCCGAGAAATGGGTAGCGGGGTCTCTCGTATTGAGACTGCGGCGAAACTCGGCATCAAATTTCGCATGGTAGCGAATATTCCCATTGATGACGGCATTAATGCCGCTCGTATGATCTTTCCTGTGTGCTGGTTCGACGAAGAGAAGTGCAAGCAAGGCTTGAATGCTCTTGGCAACTACCACAAGGAGTACGACGAGAAGCGTAAGGAGTACAAAAACTCCCCGTATCACGATTGGTCGTCCCATGCCGCTGACGCGTTCCGCTACTTCGGGGTTGGTCACCGCCTCAGCGATCCAGAGAAGAAGAAACGCAAACAAGAATTTGTTAGCTACAGCACTAATTATTTACAGCATATTAAAATTTAAAACGCTCTATGAAACTCACCAAACAAACCATCAAACAATTTGAAGTAGAACAAAAATCTTTCGGGACAGAAGTCGCTTTATACAATATTATTTTTGCTTTAGCTAGCGATATTTTAGCAGATATTGGTGTTGAGCATATTAGCGCGGCTAAGAAACCTAAGAAGCGTTAGTATGGGCTCACTTTCTTACGGGATGCAACCTGGCGAAAAACTTACTCGTTCTGAGATTGCACAGCGCCTTGAGCATTTCCGCCACTCCCCTGAGGGGGCGAGCGGATACGCCAAGATTGCTGTGCCGCCTCACATGGCTAAGTACGCCGAAGAAATTCAGAAAGAATTCAACGTTAAGACCGTCGTTAAGCCCGAAGCGTACACGCGTAACGGCAGCATGACGATGACGATCAATGATGATCCTGATGCGATTTAAAAGTTCTTTACAACCTAGGGTCAAGTTATGTTAATTGTGTTATGTCCGATAAAAATTTAGGTGATCTTGTCCAAGATTACCCGCTAAAAAAAGATGGTAGTATTGATTTCGACAAAATGCCAAAAGATGAACATGGCATGGACGAGATCGATAGAATGGCTGAGGAAGCTTACGAAAAAGGAGAGCTTCAAAGCGTTGATACTCTCGGAAATACCGAAACCATCGAACCAATAGTTGATGAAATGTTTACGGGTGACGAAAAACCTTTAAATGCTTATCGAGTACTAAGTATTCTAAAGCACTTACAAGGTAAAGTTCTCACCGTAGTAGATGCTACGTTTAACGACGAAAAAAGAATCAAGTACGTTAAAGACCTCGTAAAGGATTGTTTCAGTCAGAGCAGTAATTGGCTCTACGAAATGTCAATTAGAGATTTTGAGGAAGTGGGAAAAAATCAGGTAGTTGAAAAGTAATTCAATCTTTGACCCTAGATTGCAAATAATTTTAAAAATATGTCTATCGTCGGAAAATACAACGAAACAACGCGATCAATTGAACCACTCTCAATCCGCATCAAAGAACAGATGGGCGAAAAAGCCGATCCTGTTTCGGGGTATCGTCCGAGCGATGAAGAGAAACAAGTGCGTGATATGGTGCTCAAGCACTTCACGCTCGGCTACCTGAACATGTATACGCCCCGACAGGAATTTAACGACTTAGCCGTTATCCAGCGTGCTATGGTCGATCAGATGGCTTTTAACACCTACCAAGCGAACAACGGTCAGCCGTACGAAGGCGATTCTCAGTCTTGGCACTCACGCGCGCTGCGCCCGATCGTCCGCAATCAGTGTATCAGTATCGCCGCTCACGCGACCGCGCGCCTTATCTTTCCTCACATCGTTGCGCACAATGAGTCGAGTGAAGTACAGAAAGAAGCAGCACAAGTGATGAGCGACTTGCTAGAATACATTGGTGAGCAAGCTGACTACACGATGGTCGCGCTCTACGCGGTACTCTCCGCGCTTGTGAACCCCGCGTCATTCGTCCACGTTGAATACAACGAAGTCGAGCGCACGGTGAAGCGCGAACAGAACGCCGATGGTAGTTATAGGGAGGAAACTATCATCGATGACGTGCTTTCGGGCTTTAAAGCTCAAGTTGTTAGCCCTGATGAGCTGTTTATTGAAAACTTTTTTGAACCAAATATCCAGAAACAAAACTGGCTTATTTGGCGTCAAGTTATCTCTTATGAGACCGCCAAAGCCATGTTTGGGGATGATCCAAATTTTCAGTATGTCTCCCCAGGCATGCAGATTCTTTACAACGACGCTAACGCCACTTTCTATCAGGTGTATGACTACAACATGCGCCCGTACATGTGTGAGTTGGTTACGTATTGGAATCGTCGTTTAGACTTAAAAATACGCATGTTAAACGGTGTTATGATTGGTCGTTATGACAATCCTAACCCGCGCAATGACAAGCGTTATCCGTTCACCAAATTTGGTTTTGAGCCGATCAATAACCGCTGTTTTTACTACAAATCTACAGCGTTCAAGCTCATGCAGGACGCCAATATTATCAATACGTTGTACCCGATGATTATTGATCGTACGTATCTTAACCTCTTCCCCGCCTACGCTGTTATCGGTGATGAACTTGAAGATCAGAATGTTGTTGTCCCAGGCAAGGTCACCACGCTCTCTAACCCTAATTCTAAGCTGCAAGCCCTTGAGTCTGGTATCGACATTAAAGTCGGCTTAGAAGCCCTTGGTAAAGTAGAAGAAAGCATCAATACTAGCGGCCAACAACCAGTTAGCCCACAAAATGCTGGCGCTGCTACTGCTTACGAGATTAGCAAGCGCGAACAAGAGCGCAACACTGTACTTGGTCTGTTTGTCAACATGATCGGTAGTTTTGTTAAACAGCTCGGCACCCTCTGGGTCGGCGATGCTCTGCAGTATCTAACCATTGCTGACGCTCAAAAGATTACTGATAATCCAGAGCTTATTTTCAAAACTTTTGTAGTGCCTAAAAAAATAGATGGCAAAAACAAGGTACGTCATATCGTATTCGACAACTCCTTGCCCAAAAAAATGGGCAAGCAGGAAGTTTTAAACACCAGCTACGACATTCTTGAACGTCAAGGCGGCTTGACATCGGACACAGAGCTT